TAAGCACCCATAGATAATTTACGATTTGCAGTTAAAGTATTATCAATACTAAATTTTGATATTTTAACATTTTGCAGTTCAGATGAAACTGAGATACCCTCTGGTGTATCATTGTAAATAAATTTCTCTTTTGGTGATTGTGCAAATAATGAATCTAATGATTTAAAATTAAAACCATCTCTATTTTCATAAAAGACAAACCCAGCTGTATCACCTGATTTACCATCTTTGTTTGAGAAAGATTTTTTTGATAACCATCTTAAAATATATAATGGTTTTTTTCGATTACCGATAAAGTTATAATTATTAGATGTCTCTTGAATGTTTTCATCTTTGATATTTTTTGCTTTCAAATTTTCAGATAAAATGTTTTTTACATGATCTGATATTCTTCCATCATATCTTTTTTTTACTCTTGCAATTTCTTGATGGTTTCGTATAAACTCCTCTGAAGTCATTGTAAGAATGACAATCTCTTTTTGAGTATCTGATGTTGGTATTGAAACCTTGTTAACAATTAAATCTAACTCTAAAGTATTTGAATATGAGTCATGTAATTTAATAGAAACATCCTCTGTCCCAACAACTGGTAGCCCTTCAGTCAAAGACTTTCCATTAAATTTTGCACCAGTATCAGAAACTGTTATCTGCGCTTCAACGGTGTCTCTAAACAAGTGTTCACCATATGTGAACAGTGTAGGATTCGCATCAAACAAACTTCTAGATTCACTACCATCATTTGGAGTAATATCTATTTTATCAATATTTGAATTGATAGCCTCTAAAGTAAATGTATGATTTAGTTTTGTCATTTATCTATCGTGATGAGATCCAGCGATTGAATTAGATTTTTTTTCACTCCCTATGACTATTACTTCAGATGAACCTTGATTTGTGGCTATTGGAAGTGGAATTGGTATAAAATGAGCCATGCGAGTGTCGGTTCCCTCATAAGAAGCATAGTTTCTTAATACTTCAAGTGATTCAAAACCCTTTGCTCTATTTAAGTCTTCTAGAAAACCGGGTGCGTTTTGTCTTACAGATAAAGTAGTATCCGCATCAATAACAAATTCACGATTATGAACTAGACCAGCAAGTTTCATCGCGTCATCGTCACCCGTGTATCCACCAAGTCCAAAAGTTTTTTTAACCACTTCTTTGACAGGTTTTACTGGTGCAGATACTTTTTTCTCTTGACCTTTCACAATATCATAGACAATGCCACCGAGTATATCACCACCAATGCCACCTAAAATTGAACCGATAAATGGCCCACCAAAGGGAACAAGAGCAGGAATACTTCCAATCAAAGCACCAACAAATCCACCAAGTATTCCACCAACTGCTTTATATCCTGCTCTCTCTGGTATTTCACCAAACAAATAAATGTCTAGAAGTAATCCAATTAGATCACCCAGAAACGGAACAAGTCCTATTGATTCACCCACTGCTTTTCTAAACATTCCTTTTGCACTTTGTGTAAAACCTTTTAATGGGCCACTTGTAATTACGTTAGCGATTTTATCTGTTTGCTTAGTTGCAAGGTCAACCATGGTTTCGTCAATGCCTTTAATAAAATCAACACCCTGAGACAAAAGACTTCTTCCTTGTTCAAACATGGAAGGTTTTATTAACTTATATTCAAATCCCGGAGGATAAAATCGACGTGCAGCTGCACCAACATCCTTTCCAATATTTTCAACATTTTCTTTAATAAAATCTCCAAATTCAATACTCTGACTTGTTTGTCCAGAAAGTCGTAATCCTGCTGCTTGTAATTTTTTTATATTTCTAGCTCCAACCCTTGCGGTATTAAAAATTGTTTCCTCTGGATTTATTAAATTTAATTTTTCAAATACTGATTTGGGAATTTTAGGTTTTAATTTTTTTATTTTTCTAAAATCAAAATCAAATGTTTCTACAAAATTAAATATTTCTTTTGCATAATCGTCAATTCTTTTTATTGTATTGTCGTATCTTATATTAATGTCAAATAAACCTGCTCTTAATAAATCATCATCAATTAATCCATTTACGTACAATTCATCTATTTCAGCTAATTCCCTTAAGTAATTAACATTTGCCTCTGATCTTAACGCAGTTCCGCTTGGTAGTTCGTTTCTCCTAAAAAAAGCGAATACTTCATCTTGTGATCTAAATCTCTCTAGTAATCCGATATTTTTTGCTTTATCAAATTTATATTCTTGAGGGTCTGGTATGACTCTTCTTTTTGCAAAAAATCTTCCGTCTTCGGGATCAATTCTTCTTCCTTTTGGATTTACTTTAAAATTCTTAGGGTTTACTATTGATTTTTCAAAATAATTTAATTTTTGATATATGGGATTATCCTTGAACAATTTTTCAATTGCCAAATCATCAAATGTTCCTCTGATTGGTGCTTCAGTTACGTTAGATTTAAATCTGAAATTTTTTAAATTTTTAGCAAATTTCTTTATACTTTTTAAGTCAGGAAAATTTGAAAGTGCTTGAAAAGCTGCGACAGTCAGTAGTGTATTAACAAAGGTGTCTATTGCTCCTGAAAATTTTGCAAATGATTTTTCAATATTAGTCTTTGATAACACTTTAAAATCAAATGATGCACTAACTTTATCCACCATCTCTTTTCCAAATGTCAAAAATGATGTAAGAGTTTTTAAAGTCGTTGTAATCATCTTTGTAATCGGACTTAATATCCTTCTCAAAAAATTAAATAATCTTATCATTTGTGGTAAAAATAAAGCTGATAGACCTATCAATCCAGCGATTAATCCACCCAGTAAATTATTTGATTTATTTCTTTGTCTACGAGATCCGTCATCGTCATCTGTTACACGAAGTTTTTCTAAGTCCTCCTCTCTACTTCTTCTTCTTCTATTCTCCTCTTCTTGTTGTATGATACCATTTCTTACCTTAAAAAGAACAAGTTTCTCTTTTAATAAGGAATCAATTTTGATAAGATTCCTTTTTATTGTCACAATATTTCTACCCCTTTGCATGTTTGGGGGTTGTTTATTTCCAAGTAACTTATTTGTATCAATCATAATCCTATATCTGCACCGTAAATTTCATAGACCTTTGGATCACCAAGTGGAAGATCTATTGAAAAAGTTTCATTATTTGTCTCAGAGTTTTGAGCATCCAATTGTCTCTGTAATTGATTTGCAACCTCAGTGATATTGAATGAACTCGCATCCATTGCCTTATTAGTTCTCACAACTGGTGTTCCGGGTATATTCATTTTCTGTGCACCCTCTAAAGTCCCATCTGCTAAAGGTTCTGGAAAAGCAAAATCTAAAGCAGTGCCAAGGAAAGGAGCGATTTTTCCTAACTTTAACAAGTTAAGCATACCTTGACCTGATTTTTGAACCATCCTTCTGCCAAAAGTTCTAGAGTAAGCCCTCGAACCCATCTTTATCTGATCTTGGCCAAGTATGGATCTACTTCCAAATTTTTGAATATATCTCTTTGGTAATGTTCCTGTATCAAGTGTTCCTTTTGGATTGATAGCACCACCAGTTCCGGGTAATCCTCTGAAATTTGGATTTGTATATGATCTTGCAGTTGATATATTTCTTGTCGCAAATCTAGTGCCACGACTACTCATGGTTGTGCTTTGATTTGGTCTTCCACTAAACACAGGAACTCTTACTCTTCCTGCTGCACCAGAACTTATTTTTGTTTGACCGAATGGATTAAGAGAACCACGATTTATTCTTCGTTGAAAAAATGATTTTATACCTTTATTTGGAACAATAGTTCCTGCTTTTTTTGGCACAAATAACTCTGTCGTGCTGTTAAATGATCCGTCTGGATTCTCTCCAACAAAGACTGGTTCATTTTCACCCACCTCTCCACCTTTGTTTAGATTTCTTGTCTTTAAAAAAGTACCTAAAGCACCTAAGAAACTAAAAAAATCTTTTGTTTTTTTACCTATCTGTAAACTTGATCCTATTCCCCTTCCAGAAATTATTTTACCACCTGATGTTGTAATTGGAACTTTTTTCCCAAAAAGGTTTTTAAAATTTTTGAGAAAACCAAGATTAGGTAGACCTCCACCTAACCCACTTAAAACAGAAGCTCCAAGAAGTTTAGAGGTCGCTGCTCCTAAAGTAACAATCAAACCCGATGCTGCCACACCAAGGGCGACCACAGCTGTTGTTATAAAACCAAATTTACTACCGAAAAATTTACCTATCAAATCAACTATCTTTTCATTCTCCGGATTCGCTAGAAATTCAAAAAGTTTTACAAGTGCCCTACCAAAGAATATGGTTAACACAAATCTCAAAATCCTCTCAAGAAAACTAACGATTGGAGATGCAATTTTTTTAGCACGATCGATTAAAAAATTTCTTACTGGTCTTTTTGATTCTAGTTTTGCCTCCCTTTCTCTTCTTCTATCGTTCTCATATCTTCTCTGTAAATCTAAAAATGCTTCTACCTCAATTTTTTCTTGCCTTTTTAGAGTTTCTAATATTGATCCAGTTAGATCTTTTATTTCCTTTATATTTTTATCTTCATCTCTATTTAAAAATTTAGACGAGGATATCCTTCTCGTGGTTTCGCGAATGGGTCTACGAAACCTTTTCATTTGGTTTAAAAAATTTTCATAAACTGGAGAAGTCTCATCCATTACTTGCTCTTTGTTGCTGTTCTTTTAATCTTTCCTCTTCTAAGTGTGCTTGCAATAAGCCTACATAGATGTCCCGTTCCCACGGCATCATATTTTCAATTTCAGTCAAACTATATTTATGGTACTGCATCATCGAAAAATTTAGTCTGAAGTAATTCTCCAGATCCATGTGCACCATCGCTAGCCGAAAAAAGATGCTAAACCCTCAAGCACAATATCACTCTCCACTTTAGTATTAGGATTTAAAACCTTTACTGTGTGTGTTAATTTAGGCATCGATTCAAAAAAGTTTTCAACTTGTTTAAATTGACTTGAATTCATAGAGTCTAAGAAATCTGTTATTTCTTTTTTAGTGCAATCTGCAGCTATCCAAACATCATCTTCTGTGTAAATTTTATCAATACATGATCCAACTAAATCAAATGATTGCTCCATCGGATTTTTCGATGTATCATTTGGATCAAAGTTACTCTTAATAAACTCATTCAAAGACGGATACTTTAGTTCCATCATTAGATTATTATCTAATTTAATTTTGTTAGAGTGTTCATCAGATTTTTTCACTTTAATATCATCAAGACTGATGGTGACATTCACTTGAGTTTTATTGTCATCAGGACATGTTAAGTTCACTGATATATCTTCACCAACAGATTTTCCACGTATGTTTAAAAATAGATATTCAATATCAAACGTAGGAAGTGATTCAACTTTCACACCTTTTGTTAGAACACATGCACGAATCACAGCTTTAATCGCATTAGTAATTTGTTTTGTGTCTTCACTTTCCAATGCTATGACAAGAAGTTTTTCTTCTTTGACTAGAAAAGGTCTATATTGTATTGTTTTTCCTGTTGATGGTAATTCAAGTTCATAACTTGGTGTTGCAATTTTTGGTAATGGCATAATAATCTATTCAGTATATTATATAGCAGGTTAGATTCAAACTGTAGTTGCTTCAGAATTTTCAGATCTTCTTTGTGATAATCTGTCGTCAAGTGCGTTTAAAAATCTTGGTATCACTCCAAGTGGTCTGTCCTCAACGTAGTATCTTGAATATGCCATACCCACCGTGCACTTCAGTAATCCAGATGTATCATAAGAGACTGCCATAGAGTTTACACCAAGAGGAAAACAATTAACAAATTTATATGTCATGATTTTTGTTTTTCTAATTGAATCTAAATTCTTTTCAAACTTTGTTATTTCAAGATCTCCAAAATAATCCTTTGGAAATTTGACTCGATAATTATAATTTTCCTTAGTCACGTTTGTATCGCCAGAAGTTGTTGTGTTTGCAATATAATTCATCCATGATTCAAAGAATCTAACCGGTAAGTATTGATCAGCATCGCAATAAAAAGTTAAGTTTATTTGTTCATCATAACTTCTTCTATAAACATGTCTCTCTCTCACACCAGTATAATTATTATTTAATTCTGCTGTTAAAAATCTTGATCCGGGTAATGAAGCTTCAGAACATAAAATATTTAATCTATTCTGATCTAGGTTTAATCCTATCTCTTGTTGATATTGTCTGATTCCACTTTTCTGAAAAGAAACACTTACCTGAAAGTGTGACGTAGTTGCTGGATTAAGCAACTGGGCCTTTACCTGAGATAATGATTTTCTCTGTGGTTGGATGATAGCCATTTATAAATATAGATTGACCTTGTATATTATGTAGGCAAGTTATGGGGGAGAGTATCAAAAGCAAGTATACTCCTGTGTATCCACACAAGTATAAAGGCAACTCGAAGATGATTATATGCCGTAGTAGTTGGGAAAGAAAATTTTGTCAATGGTGTGATATGAATAATAGTATTGTATCGTGGGCATCTGAGGAGTTCAGCATACCTTATCTTTCACCAAAAGATAATCGAGTACACAAATACTATCCTGACTATTTGATTAAAGTGAAAGAGAAAAATGATTTGATTAAAACATATGTGGTCGAAGTAAAACCATATAAACAAACCAGACCTCCCAAACCTAGAAGTCGAAAAACAAAATCATATCTCACAGAGTGTGTGACTTACGCAGTGAATCAAGCAAAGTGGAAAGCTGCAAAAGAATTTTGTGAAGATCATCGTATTGAATTTAAAGTTGTCACAGAAAAAGAGTTAGGAATCAGATGAGTAGACTCGAAGGTAATGACATAAACAATCCAACAAATGATCAGGAGGATATGATGTTAGAGATCATGTCTCTTCTCAATGATACTGTAACACCAGTTCCTGATGTTGGAAACTTCTATACCTTCGTCTATAATCCAAAGACTCCTAACATCACATATGATCAACACCCTCTCATAGCTTGCACTGATTTGTTCGCATGGGGATTCCGTGGTCTTAATTTTCACTGGCAAAAGTATCGTAATTACACATGGAATGAACTCGCAGGTCAGTTGTACATAGTGCAACCAGATGAACTTGATGATCTTCTTGCAATTCCATACGCAAAATTTCGTCTAAATAACTAAAAAAGGTCGATATGGCAGATAAAATTCATACATCAGAACTATCGTCTATTTTAATAACAGGGCCTGGTTTTTCTGCAGAAGGAACAACAGTTCATTTTGCCAACAAATATACCTATGATGATAACGGGGGTGTTAAAAGCATTGAGATTGTTAAATATGATAATGCAAACAAAGATGGTGAGGTAGTTATTGGTCAGATGAAAAATGGCACATTACGATTAAATGAGGTTGGAAGAAAAGAAAAAATAGGAACCTCTGATACCATTTGGGATGACATGAGTAGAAATAATAAAAAATATTTTA